CATAGCACTACTGAATGATAACAAGGAAAAGGCACAGAAGGTAGCGGCGGCTTGGCTCAACTCTGGCGATCCCTTCGTACAGAAGCTTTTCTTTGAATACATCGTGGGCAAGCCGAAGGTACAGCAGGAGACACCCAGCGCTGGTCAAGACAATATCGCGATGATGCGCAGCGCGATGCAGGCATTCAACAGGCTACAGGAGTTGGAAGCGGAAAATGCGCGGATGAAAGCGGAGTTGGAGCGTCGGACAATTGACGCTAATGACCATTAGCATAAGCTATTTCTGGATAGGTTAATGAATAAACCTATTTTGTAGAGAATTATAATGACCCTTTAATTAACCTAACTCGCATTAAAATATCACCCCTGGCTATCACCAACAATCAAAATAGGCCGGAGGGCTGCGCAGGAAGGGCAAGGTAAAGAGATTCTGCGCAAAGGCTGTCATAGTGCGGATCGGGCGTATCGTTGAAAATAGGGCGCTTTCTGGCGTTTATGGAGGGCGTATGGTTCTAGGGGCGGTGCTGCTACTGGCTGGGCTAGCGGCGGCGGCGGTTGTGGTGGCGGCAATCGTGGTAGGGGCAAGGGTAGAGAGGGAAGCGGAAGATAGGGAGCGGAGGAAGCGAAGCTAACTGGATGGGTGGGGATGGACTTAGATGGGTTCTTATTGTACTGGTTGAACCTTCCCCCACAGATTTTTAATGAATTTCTCCCAAAATTGTATCGTACGAAACAAAAGGGGTGACCGTGGAAATTATAGAAGGTGCGGTTTATATTGAGGCTGTAGATTGGGGTGTGTGTTCCGAACAGGTGGCGGCTGGGTACAGTATGCCGATTGTTCGGGGCGGTGTTATCGGGATAGTTGTAGACGAGGATGATAACCGCGTGGTATTGGCCCAACAGATTTTCGATGATGGTGGGATGCGTGCATTGTTGTCCATCCCGAAGGTTTGCATCAGCAAGCGGTTAGCGCTACAGGTTAAGGAGTAATTGCAATGGAACAACCACAGGAAGGCGTGTCACCTACGGAGCGAGCGGCGGCTATTGGGAATGCATACGGATTAGTTAGTGAATTGGTGATCACATTGGAGTTTGCCAAGCCCAACAACCGGAGCAAGCAAGATCGGGCGGTGGCGATTGCCTTGACCGATGCACAGAAGCTATTGGCCTGGATTAAGACCTACTGCATGGAATGAGTAATCAAGTTTGGTACAACCATGTGGATGATTTGTTGGAGTCCACAGCCAACCCCACACAAAGCAAAGCGCTGGAATGTTCCGAGCGCTTTGTTTTGATCTGTGGTGGGGAGCGTGCGGGAAAGAGTGTTACAGCTTCGCGCTTGGCAATGCGGAAGATAGCCCTTCCCCTGGAAGAAGATTACAAGCCTAAGACCTATTGGATCGTTGGCCCTGACTATCGGCAATGTCGGCCTGAGTTCCTATACATTTTCAACGCATTCTCTAAAGCGGGATACGTGCAAACGTCGTCCATGCCCATTGACGAGGCTTCCCCCTGGTCAATGGTTCTCTCTTGGGGGGATCGCATTGAAACCAGAAGTAGCAATGACATTACCAAACTAGCCAGCTTCACCATTCACGGCGCGCTGATGGTGGAAGCGGGGCAACAAGAAGAAGCGGTTTGGCATAAGCTGCGCGGACGGGTGAGCGAAACAAGGGGCTGGGTGATTCTGGTCGGCACGCTGGAAAATGGTCTACCGTGGTTTGGGGACAGGCTCAACAGATGGAAAGCGCCCAACCCTGAGCATGGGCGATCCTTCTCTTTTCCCACGTGGAGTAATACAGACATTTACCCATTGGGCGAGAACGATCCAGAGATATTGAGTCTCAAGGCGACCATGCCGGAGGACTATTATGCCGAGCGGTATGCAGCAGAACCACGCAAGAGCAGCTTGCTCGTTATACCTGAATTTGACTTTGGTGTGCATATGCGCCCGATCCAAGTTGAAAAGAATGCACCCGTTGAACTATTTATCGACCCTGGTAAGCACACCTATGCAGTGGGTTTTTGTCAGACCTTCGGGGCTTTTACGCATGTGTTTGATGCAGTATACACCAAAGGACAGATCGCCCAGGAAGTGATCCCCCAGGTGATGCGGCACCCGCTTTTCCCCCTGGTCATGAAGAACGCGAAGACGCACGGCACAATTGATTTTGCTGGTCGCCAAGAGAATGCCAACGAAAGTCAAGTCACCCTATGGAAAAGGATCGCCGGTGTGAACTTGCGGTCAAACTATATCCGGCTTGAGGATTCGATTAGGACGTTGCGCTTTCGGCTCAAGCCCAATCCGGTGACGGGCTTGCCTCTGGTCGTATTTTCCAGCGATATGGCTACGGGCTATATCGAGCATCCTGAACATGGGGTAGTAGCAACGCAGGCGATTAGCGAGTTTCCTTTGTGGCGGCGTCGGCCTGGGACAAATGAGCCAGTAGATCGGAACAACGATTTTATCAAGGCGCTCTGTTACTACCTTTGGGACAAGTTTAAGGACGAAGTCGAGCAGCAAAAGGCAAAGGTGCGGCCATTGTATCGCAAGGAACGGGCGCAAGGGTTCTATGCAGTCCAGAGAAATTATTGAAAGACTTGTCCAGCACTTAGAAGATGGCCCCGACGATACCAGCAACATTATCAAAGAGTTGGGGATTACCCGAAAAGAGTTGCTTGCTCTTCGCTCTTCTTCCCTGGTCACAGTACGACTAGAGAAAACGAATGGCGGCATGACAAATTTATGGAGGTTGGCGCGTGTCCAAGTGGCTTGAAAGTGAAATTATAGACGCTATCCAGCAGACCGAAGTGGATCGGGCGGAATATGTTAGCGCTGTGGAAACCTGGCGCTCTATGTGGAAGCTTTGTTTCTGGTCGAAGAAAGATCAGGACGCTGCGCAGAAAGAGGGGCGGGAACTAAGTACGCTCATGTGGCCGCGCAATACGGTAAACCTTGCCAACCGGCTGATTGGCGTTGACCCGAAAATCAGTTGCCCAGCGTATGACGAATACGATATGGACAACAGCAAGGCGCGGGCGGAGTTCTTGCGTACGCTCTGGCAGGCGCAAAGCTACGGGCAGAAGATGCACCCGTTACACGCGATGCGTTGGCACATGAATGTAAGTGCGCGCTGTGCCGTTCGTCTCATCTGGTCGGGAACGGTAGCCGATGAAACCAGCAAAGGCACCCTACCGCCGATCATGATCCAGCCGCTCGACCCGATCAACATTGGTTGCAAAGATGGCCTCTACTATCCGCAGTACATTTATCACCGCTACCGCGATGATGTGCGATCTATCCTCCTTCGCTATCCACAGGCCAAAGCTAAACTGGTCGAGCGGTTTGGGGAAGCGATTACCAAGCCGGGGAAAACGCGGCTTTATGCCACGGTGACCGACTTCTGGTATTGTGACGATGCGGGCAAGAAGCATAAGATCAACAATGCGATCATGGTTGACCAACACTTGGTTAAAGAGTTTCTTGATCTGCCTTACCCGCGCATTCCCCTCTTCGTCAAGGTCAACGATCCGGCCCCCCTCAGCGATACTTTGTGGGAAGGTGGCTCTATTCTCTCTGGTCAATATGACACTTGGCGGCAAATGAATCAGCTTGCGTCAATGCACCTGACCGCCACGAAGGAAAACTTCTGGCCGGAAACTAATTTGATCAGCGAAGAGGGCGAAGAGGTTCCAGAGATCAACCGCGGGCGGGGGGAGGTCAACGTGTTTCCTCGTGGCGTCAAACCGCTTGGCAATCTCTCCAGCCCCGTCAACGTGCAGCTATCGGCCTCTATGCTTGAAATGCTGGCCGGTCAACAGCGGGAAGCAACCTTTCCGGCTGCCCTCTACGGTGATCCTGGCGCGATGCGTTCCGCCTTTGGGTACTCTATGATGAGTAGCGCGGGCATGGGGCGCATTGCGGACACCATCTTTCAGTTGCAGCAGATTTGTCAGGATGTTAATTCGCTGGCCCTGTGCATGGTCAAGAAGTTTGGTGATGGCCCCATGAAGCTTTACGGGTACGACAAAGCCAACAATGAGATGTACGGAGCGGAACTGTCCCCTGATCAGATTGGCGAGCGTTACGATAACACAGTGACCATTGGCGACAATATCCCCAGCGAAGGGCTACAGGGCTTGGTGGCTGCGCTCCAGATGTATGACCGGAAGATTATCAGCGGCGAGACAATCCGCGAGGATTATTCCACCAAACCCCCGCGCAAGGATGAGATTTACCGTATCCTAGAGGAACAGGTTTGGCAAGATCCCGATCTCATGAAGGCGAGAATGCGCCATTTGTTTGAGGCGCGCTATGGCGTGCCATTGCCCGAAGGCGAGCCGGATGGGGAACTAACACAGAAGGGTATGCAACCCGAGCAGGTGGCCCCGGGCGCGGGCATTCCCCTAGAGATGCAGGGGCAATACAGCCCTGAGATGATGGGTGATGCGGGGATCGATCCGATGGCCTTTCAGGCAATGGGACAAGGTTCGTTGCCTTCACCGGAGATGGCTTTGCAGATGTTACAGGGGCGATCAAATGGACGCTAACGATTGGCTGCTACTCATCAAGGCGCTATGGGTTGCCATGCTCCTGATCTCTTTCTTTCGGGGGTTCCGCTGATGGCAATCGCAGGCGGCGCGGTTCCGTGCGCCATTATGACATTGGATCGGGATTGGTACTTTCTCTTTGCCAACGGGGATGTGGTAGAGGATAACATGGAACGGGCGTTCCAAAGGATTGTAAATGGTGAGCAAGTGCATGTACACAGGTTTGCGCTTAATGTTCCTACTCTGCGCAAGCGCCTTGACGCTTATCGTCTGGCCCAAGCGGGTCAAGGCTTGAGGGGGGACAACCCAGTGTAACGCGTGTCGTTACTATAAGATTCAGACGTACAACTCTGGCCTTTGCACGAAATGGCAAGGTCAGCCCGAAAATAGAATCATTCTAAAGAACGGGCGCAAGCCTATTAAGATCGAAGGGGTGAACGTCTATGTACAATCAGATTCGACCTGTCTTTACGCCACCAGGAAGTAATGATCCGAAAATGGATCAGGCCATAGAGAAAGGCTTTCGGTGGATGGAGCAGGCCACATTCAACGCGGCTAGCCGCATGTTACCCAAGATGGGGGAAGAGAAGCAGGCCACGGTTTGGAATGCGGTCAAGGGCGATCCCTATGCGCTACAGTCCTATATTACCCACCTGGGCAAGCGGCAAGGCATTATCGATCCGGTGGGTCTGGATCGGCTTGCCCAGGACTATATCAGTACACAATCAGCCAAGTTTGGAGGGTAGGCCATGACCGTAACAGAACGCCAACGGCTGCGAGAACTTGCCTTTGATATGTTGACAAGTGGCAAGACAGAGAGTGACGTGATCGATCTGGCCTCGCGGCTGCATGAGCGGGGCGAGATTGTTTTGCAAATCAATGCGGTGAAACGCTCAATAGAAAGGATGAAGAAGTAATGAATAAGGTTTACGTACCCCTAGAGGATAGCGAGTGGGAAGCGCTACAGGTGGCGGCTAAGGCTGACTTTCGCGATCCTCGCGAACATGCGCGGCGCATCGTGGTAATGGCGCTCAAGGATTACGACAATGATTACAGCCGGTCGCGTCGCATCATGATAGAGGCGATCCAAGAATTGAATCGCGCTCGTGAGGTCTACCCCGCCTTTCCCGATAACATTGTAGAGGCAACCGCGATCATGGTGGAAGAAGCGGGGGAAGCGCTCAAGGTCGCCAACGAATTACGTTGGTCACAGAAAAACCCGTCATGGATGGAGTTTCGCAAAGAGATGATCCAGACGATTGCAATGTGTTTGCGGGTGCTGCAAGATTGCCCGCTAGGAGAAAAAGAAGATGCCTAATTTTTCAAATAACAATCCAGACTATTGGGCCAAGCTAGCCGATCCTAAGAACTTGCCCGCGGTGGCCTCGGCTGATGCGTGGATGGATGCCATTAAACGCCATGCAAAATCACCTGTGGCGGGTGGTGGGGGTGGCGGTGGGGCTTCGTCTCAACCGAAAACCTACCGTTCCCCTGATGGGAAGGTTACCTTCGATCAGTACGGGCGGCGGCTGGATAGCCTCGGCCATGTGGCCTATGGCGGCGGCGGCGGGGGTGGTTCGTCGTCGGGTGGCGGCGGTGGTGCGGCGGCGGTTCCTGGTGCGGCTCCTGCTTATAATTACCCTGTGTCCGCTATCACCGGGCAACCCTTACCCCTGGCCCCTTCCCTTCCCCTGGATATTCCCTTTGTTGATCCATCGTTCGCAACGCCGGGGATTGCTGGCCCTGGTCAAGCGCCGGTAGCATGGCCCGAACTGAGCGACGCCATGATGCAACGGGCGCTAGCCTACTACAATGCGGCCTTGCCCTGGGTGCAGACGAATATCAATGCCTACCAGAATCAGCGGGATTTTGGGGAGACGCGGCGACGTTTCGATCTGGAATTCCCCCAGCGGCAAGCGGAAGCAGGCTTTGCGGCGGCGGGTCGGGCGCAACTGCCAGCGGCGCGTTATGTGAGTTACCGATAAAAAAACAAACGTTTATAATCCTGCCCCCCATGCAAGGATTATAAACGTTTGCCTATGGAGTATTATACCCTATGGCAACCAAAGCATGGGAAATTGATTTCGGGGATGTAGAGAAAGCCCTGAACCTTAAAGAGCAAGGGCCCCCACCCCCACCAGTACAGGATCTCAATAGCCCCGATCCTGGCCGCGACCATCTTACCCAGCAGCTACAACAGGCAGCGGCGCAACGTTTCCAAGAAATGAATAGCCCTGATCCTGGCCGCGCTGCGCTCACCCAACAAATGGATCAGCAATACCAGTGGGACAAGATCGGTCAAGGGCTTGGCCTCGGCGATGCGGAGCAGCTTAGCGCGCCCCTTCCCCTTGATAGCACGAATAGCCCTGATCCTGGCCGCGCTGCGCTGACCCAACAAATGGATCAGCAATACCAGTGGGATGAAGTAGCCAAAGGGGTGAGCAGTCCTTCTGCGGATTTACTGACAACGCCAACGGTTGATACTGGCCCCTCCCCACTGGACACTCAACAGGCAGCGCAATCGACGATTACCAGCCCCATTGTAACGGGTCAAGAGCGATTTGATAGCGCTGGGCAGGCTCCACCAGGGGGAATCATTGACACGGTAGGCGCGGCCCTTGCCTCTCCCCTGGCGGCGATTGCTTCCACTCCTGGGTATCGGGCAATGAATGAGCGTAACAAAGACGCCATTGCCGCGGCCACGGCTGACGGTTCGGTCATGACACCAATGGAAAGTGTTAAGCAGGGGGTTTGGTCGGCGCTGGGCGTGTTGGGTCTGGGTGCGGATGCGGTCAAGACAACAGAGATTCCTGGCCTGGGCATTACGGGCGGACAACTGGCTAAGGTTCTGGTTGGGACAAGCGACAAGGTTTACGATGCGCCAACGTTGGGCGGTCAACTCTCCCAGATTTGGGGAGATATTACCAGCGGTGTACAGCAATGGCAGGGCGTCAACCGTCAGATTGCAGCGTTGCCTGATGCAGTCAAGCCCGATGCTTCTATGGCAATGCTCAATGTCTACTCTGGTTACGATGTTGTCCAGAGTACACTTAATGACATTGTCAATAAGGATGCTAATATTGCATCGATTATTGACCGGGCAAGACAAGCACAGAATGTAGGGGATTATGTTACAGCGGCCAACTTGGGCGCGCAAGCATTGAAGCTCAAGAATACTTCGGCGGTAGAGATGGTTGACAATAGAACTTCCCTCCTACCTGAGCTTGGTTATACGTTGGTGCTTGACCCACTCAATGCCGTAGACAAAATCTTCAAGTTAGCTGGTCTGACACCAGAGGCATTGAGGGCAAGCAAGGCCGCACGCCTTTTTGATGTTACTCCTACTGAAGCATTAGAGCGGATTCCTGGTGCGGTGGCTGATGCGGTGGGCGCTGCGGATATTGTCAAGGGTGGTGGCAATCTTCTTTCCTGGTGGGAAAAGGTCAACCCCTTTGCCCGCACTGCTGAAGCGCTGGCGGCGAAAGATAACAGCACCCTTTACCGCATGGCCGCATCGTTGTTCGGTGATGTGTCCACAAAGGCGGATGCACAGGCTATTGTCACTGCCCTGGTCGAGCGGCCAGAGGATTTGGTCAAAGGGTTATACAACTTGACTTCTGAGGGGCTAGCGGCCCGTGCTGACAAGGCTGGGCGGGTGGCTTTTGATGCGGGCGTGGTCGCCAATGATGAAGTGCTGGACGCCATGAAAGTGTTGCAACTTGGTGCTGACCGACTCAAGCAAATGGCGTCTCTTGCGGGTGAAGGTGGCCTCAATAAGTTGGAGTTCCTCAGCGAGTTCGATGATATCATAGCAGATGCAGCGCGGCGCACGTATGGCCTCGACAAGTTGTTAGAGATGCCTGTTGGTACAAAGTCAGTCAAGATTATCACCGAAGGCAAGAATAGTTTCGTGCAGTTCCTTGATGCGGCTGGGCGCGAGGCTGGGCGATCTGCGGCGATGACGGCAGACATAGCCAAAGCTAAACTTAAGGATCTCAACAATGCAATCAACGTAGCGGGCAAGGGTGATTTCAACCTTCTGCGCGATGCGGCTCAAGCGCAACGGGCGATCATGTCCGAGATATGGCTAAACATGCGCCCTGGTCACTGGGCAACCAATGCTATCTCTGCCTATACTCACCTGTTTGTAGATGGCCTCTACACCTTCAAGAAGACAGACGATATTGTTGACGATCTAATGCAACTCACTGGCGGTCTACTCCCCTCTGGCCGGGTGGCTGAAGCTGTCCAGGGTGGCGAAACCGTGCAATCATTGTTCCGCAAGATCCCGATTATCGGTCGTCCCCTCGGTGCATTCTCTGAACTTGGTGCGCAGATCAAGGGCGGTAATATGTCTCTGTTTGGGCGGCTGGCGGTAGGTGAGCAGAACTTTTACATGCGCGCTTATCATACTGCCTTTCGGCGTGTGTTTAACCAACAGTGGGAGCGCACAGTCACCAGGCAAATGGGGGATGTATTCGCGAAGCTGGGCGTAGATCCGGCCATCGCCAAGAATCTAACTGATCTGGCGATTGAAGCGGCGTCTACGGGTGGCAAACAGGAGATGATTGCCAAGTTCAGACAGGCGGTCAACGCTGCGCAAACTAGTTTTACCCTCAAACAATTCGGCATTGCGGCAGAGGACATATCACCAGAGGGGCAACGGCTTCTACGTCAAATGTTTGAGAGTGGCCCGGCCTCGGTGAGCGATGCCATTGCGCAGGTCAATAAGATTTTTAGGGATGAATCCAGACGCTATCAAGAGATCCTACGCCAGTCGGCGCCAGAAGCGGGGCGCTATGCCTTTACTACTCTGGAAAATATGCAGGATGGGGCGGACATTGTTGACGACTTGGGCAGGGCAGCGAAGAAAGCAGGAATCGATCCGGCTGGCATTCCCCAGCAGTTGACCAAACAGGTGACAGACACAGAGCAGGCCATCTACAACAGCCTGTTCTATGAGCTTGGCGGCACTACTGAACCGGCTCAACTGCATATCGCCATTGATATGTGGGGACAACTGCACGAAGCAAAGCAGGCTGTACGCCAACGGCTGGGGGCGCTGGCCGATGAGACGATTAAGCAAGGCACCGATCAAGCCTGGGCGCAATACTTCGCTACGGCTCGCCAGGAATGGGACAACTACAGTAAGCTGGCGCAACAGATCGGTGATCAAGCTCGGCTTGACATCCAATCAGGGCAGGCGGTGCAGCGGCGCTATGATGCTTGGGAAATGATCGAAGCTTACTCTATGAGTGACGAAGCGGACTTACTTGCCCTTCGTCAACAGGGCTTTGACGTGGGCAAGACAGCAGATCAGCAGGAACGGTTTAAGCGGATACTGGCTGCGCAACGGCGTTTTGTCGATAACTATGTTGCGCAAACCTATAGCATTTTCAACCGTTACCCTTCCCTGGATAGCCTCGACATTGTGGTAAGTGCGCAAAGAGATGTTGATCGGCTGGGTGCCCAAGCTGCGGCCCATGTGGGGGAAGCGAGGGATAAGCTTTTCGCCAACGAGATTACGCTACAGGAGTTCTACAACGTTCGTAACCGCACATGGTATGAACTGGCCGATGCCCAAGCTTCACGCTGGCGAGTGGCAACTAGGGAAGTAATCTTTACTGGCGAGAAAGAGAAGTTTCCCACTAAGCTAAAGTGGACTGAACCTGCGTTCAACCTGGGCGAGTTTGAGTTGCTGCGGCCAGTTCAACAAGGGGAACGAACTTTCTGGTATGCGCGCTCGGTAGAGGATGGCAGCGTGCATAAGTTTCTTGATCCAATGGACAAGGGCGGGGCGTTACCACAGGTTCCCCAGTCGGTGATCAATGATTACAACCGGATGACGGGGGAGCTTGACAAGCTGGTGGATACGGTAGCGGAGGGGTTGCCAATGGTGGACGTAGAAGGGCAAGCAGCAGCAGCAGCAGAGAAAGAGGCGGCGGATTTCCTCGCTTCCTACACCCTGGACGCTAAGAAACAGCTATCCAAATGGTTCAATATCCAAGGGGATGGAATCAAGGATCTATATAAGGCCATTACCGAAACCAACAACGGGCGGGCGGCGCTCGGCGGCACATGGCAGCCGGGAATGGGTGACTATGCCGACTATATGAATCGGCGCACAGAGCGCGCTCGGCGGCTGATCATCCAGAATATTGAAGCAATCATGAAGGGTGGCCCCAATACTCTTAGCCCACAACAACGGTTACGCGCCTTTGATGCAATGGTTGCTGTAGCTCGGCAGTATGACGGCGTGCTGGGGACGGCGGCGAAAGCGGCGGAGGATACCGCCAACTTCGCTATGCTCAATTATGCAGATCGGCGCAACCTTGACAACATTATCGGTATGTGGACATCCTATCACTTTTTCTTCACGCGTACGGCTAAAAACTGGATGGAAAGATCGATCCTAAAACCTTCCCTTCTGGCGGCATACTATAAGACCAAGAAAGCGGCGGATCAATATGCAGACCAAAACAATCTGCCCGAACGGCTACGGGGTAAGGTCTATGTGGGTAATTGGGGCGGAGAGGATCGCTACATCCCCAACCCTATTGAGATCATGCTATCCTACAATGTCTATGGGCTAAAGGGCTTTGATGATCCAGAAGAAGCTAGCAACGGTTGGGAACGGGCGTACATGTATGCGCAGATGCTAGGGTTTGGGGCACTTCCCGTCTACGATGCGGCGATTAAATGGGCAAGTGGCAAGGGCGATACGATCCAGATCGGGGACTATATCCCTCAATATCGAGCGCTAAATTACCTCTACCAGAGCGTGACCGGTCAATCTCTCCCCTCGGCGGGTGATGAGTTCGATCCTTACCGCACTGGTCGGGCGGCTGGCCTCATGGCGATTCAGGGTAAAACCTCTCCTACCCTAGCGCAATGGGCGCAGGATATAGCCTATCAGGTTATGAATGGGGTAGATGCCCTACCGGAGCAACCCAAGCAGGCCCAAGCGGTCTATGAAGCGGCGGCCAAAGCTGCGGGGTGGGATGTGGCATTGGCTCGGCTCGGCTCCTTCTTCCTGGGTACGGGGATCTACACCTACACCGATGCAGAGAAAGCAGCAAGGGAAGCGCAAAAGACCTATCACTCCCTGGCCTACAGTGAAGACGGTAACACCTTTGGCAGTCGTGAGGCAATGAATGCCAGCAAACCGGACTGGTACTCGGCATGGCAATCCAAAGCTAGCCTTGCCCCTGGTGCATCGGAGTCAAACCCCAATGGGGAAGTCACCAGACCGGGCGCTATTGCCTCATTCAACGAGATGAGCGCGGCCAAAGATCAACTGAATGCCCAGCAGAACGGGGAGATCGATAAGTTCATCCTCGACCAAACAGCAGCGGGGACACCGATTGCAGAGATCCAAAGCGAAGTATGGAAGATCATCAAACGCTATAGCAATCAACGGGATGGGATAGAGGCTGCGCACCCCTCAGCAGCGTTGCCAAGCAGTGATAACCCATACTATGGGTATAATCCTCGTGAGTTGGGCGCAAGGGCTTATGAGGACGCTGTACGCAAGGCTCAAGAGCAAATGGGGGATATGCCTGACTATCCAAAGGATGGAACAACTGAGCAGAAGCGCGCATGGGTGGAGGCAAAGCAGCAATACGATCAGCGGCTTCTCTCCCTGGTCAATGGCTACATGCAAGACCCTTCCTCCCTGGTCGGTGGCAACAAGGTGGATACCAGTAAGCTGCCCACTGACCCGGCTGACGTAATCAAGATGTACGATCAACGCTACATGACACCGATCCAAAAGCAATTAGCTGATGCGGTTGCAGCAGAGAAAGCGGCCAAAGCGCAGGAGTTTGGGAAGTATAACCAGAACTGGAATGAGTACAACGGCCTGGGTGATGACTACGACGCCAAGCGCAAGTATCTACAGGAACACCCCGAATTTGCTGCATACCTGGCTGCACGCTACAAGGGTAAGGGGTATGATGCGTGGTGGCTGAAGGAGCGCAAACAGGGTGGCCGATCCTATGGTGGCGGTGGTGGTCGGCGTGGGGGTGGCGGTGGTGGTAGGCGCTCCTATGGTGGTGGTGCGCCTACTGACTACAGCAACCTTTTCCCCTCCATTGCGGCATGGGCACAACGCACACCCAAAGCACCGGGGGTAAGCAGTTCAATCAATCCTATTTTATGGCAAATGACGGGGCGGCGCTATGGTAGCAAGTAACCTTTTGCTCAAGATGCTAGGTGATAAGGAATTTGTTACCATGCTGCGGGAAGTCGCTATAAATTTTGTAGTGGCTTGTGAAGTGAAGTTAGAGATACCAGAGGAAAAGTCAGCGTTGTATCGGCGTAGGGGTGCGCCGAAAATTATTAGGGTTCGTGATAGCAATAGACGCTCATTTGATGGTTGACAAATATCGGAAACCGTGGTAATCTAGAGAGGTAGTAACTCTATCCTTTCGTGTTGGGGGTGGGGTGAAGTATTCCTGAAAAGGAATATTTCACCCCACCCCTTTTTTATTTCCAAAGGAATTTTCTATGTCAGAAGCTACCAACGGGCAAGCGGCGGGGGGTAACGGGGTTCCGCAAGGGACGCCCGTTACCCCAGCGGCTCCCCAAACTGGCGGTGGTCTGGACTGGAATAAGGTTAACTGGAATGAGTTTGACCCGTCCATCCTGCCCCGCAACGTAATCGAACGTCATCCCGATTTTAACGGGCTGCGCTCGGCAATGGACAAGCGGGTAAGCGCCACGGAACAGCGCTACCAGAAGCAATTACAGGATGCGCAGCAGGCAGCACAGGCGCAAATAGCCCAGCTACAACAGCTCCTGGCTCCGCATCTTAACGACGGTATGAAGCGCGATCTCCAGGGCTGGGAAAGTCAGCAGCGTATGGCCCAACTTGAGCAAGAGAATCGGGCGCTACGTGCGTACTACGGTCGCCAAGATATGCTGGCTCAACTCTCCAAGACCCACGGTATTCCTTTGGAAGATTTGGCCGATGTGGAAGAACCAACCCAAGCCTATGAGAAGATCGTAGGCCATCAAGCTTCCACCCTGGCAAACCTACAAAAGCAACTGGCCGAACTGACGGCCAAAATCAACGGCCAAGCGGCGGCGGCTACGCTTCCCCCTCCTGACCTGGGTGGCGGTGCGCAAATGACTTCGGCGGCGGATCTGCAAACCCGCTACGATGAAGCAATGCGCGGGCGTAACACCAAGCTGGCCGATCAAATCCAGTTTGAAGCACTCGACAAAGGGATCGATCTTGATCTCTATTCTTTCCGTAAGAAGGTGTAATTGTGGCAGACAACCCAAACGCCATTAGAGCGGCAACCAACCGCAATCGCAGCAACGCGATCCGCGTGGTTGCCAACAAAATTTGGATGTGTAACACCCACGATCTTTGGTTGACCAATAAGATCGGGATCGAAAATGCAATGAGTAGCGGCAAATTCAAGTTCCCGCGTATTGAAGCGTTGGAATATGAATGGTTTGAGCGGGGCAATGTTCCGCGCTCCAACAAGTTCACAGCGCCGGTAGCGGCCCCGGTATCGACGGGTGTAGACTGTTTTAATCATCCGGTCTACGGTATGCAGACCATTGGCGTTACCAATCCCGAACGCTATTTTAAGGGCATGGTCGTCTATGCTACGGCCCCAGCCCCTGCTTCACCCCTGGCACCGTGGGAATATATGTACATCCACGACGTGGATTACAACCTTAAGACCATCGCCGTTACCCGCGGCTGGCGCGGCACCCCGGTTTATGCCTATCCGGTCAATCACGAAATTTGTGTACTGACCATTGTGGCCGAAGAATGCCCCGATCATGTGGTGGCCTATAACCCATTGCACAACTCGACCAAAAACTATCGCCAACTCTTTGTCAGTGGCCTTAGCCAGTCGGAACGCTCTAAGAACCTGAAGTATTACGGTGAAGATGTGAGCCAGTACGAAGAGGCGATGACCCGTATCATGGGCGGTTCCCTCTCTGGTAAGCAAGTCACCGGTGAACTACCCTTTATGCTGGAGATGGCCGCATGGTATGGCCTCCCCTCTCCTGGTGGCAGCGGTGGTGATTCGTCCTTTGGTGGTATCAACAGCTTCCCCATCAATCAGGTTGTGGTTCCTCAGTTGGAACTTGACACCCTGAATGATGCGATCCAACTGGCCTATGAAAACGGGGCGGACGTGCCCAGCTTGACCATCGTTTGCGGCCCGCGGGTCAAGCGCCAGATCTCGACTTGGGGCGAAGGTTATATCCGCACCATGCGCACCGAAACCACCATCGGCCAGACCGTTGACCGCATCGTGACCGACTTCGGTGAGGTTGGCGTAGAAGTGTTCCGCCACCTACGGCCCAACGAAGTCTACATCATGGATACTACCGAAATGTCAATCTTGGAATTCACCCCGTTTACTGAGGTCGAATTAGCTAAGACGAACATTCTCTGTGAAGATCGCGGCATTTGGGGTGAGTACGGCTTTGCCCTGGCCTGTCCGTGCCATCACACCCGCATTCGCATCGACTCGACCTGTCTGCCTGATGGTAGCTGTGACATCGCTTGTTTCGATGAGCCTACACCGGGCGCTATCTGCGAACCTGGGGTGGCTGTCTAGTCTGTCTAATCTTAACTTTCGGTGACTAGACAGAATTTTAACATCTATGCGAAGGGTTTTCCAGTGGTAGGAAAGAGCGTGTCTACTGTGTCTACTATGTCTAGTGAATAAATATACACTATATATAGGGGAAAATAATCAATCATAACTATATATAGTGATTCTCTCCCTGTATATAGTGTGTATGTAAAAAAATCGGTAGACATTATAGACACGGTAGACACGAAGTTTCTACCACTGGAAAACCATTCGCATAGGTAAAAATTATGTCTAGTGACTGGCTGAAAATGGGTAGACATTTTCCCGAAATGAGTAGACAGCAATGATCACAAAAGCTTTAACGAACTGTGGCCCATGCGCGGACGTGCCCACGGTGCGAGTAACGCAGATTGATTGTGCGACGGGGCAACCGGCCATTGCGCCGGGGACGGACTGCAATACTCCCTCCTGGGTAAAACAGTGTGATCCCTTGCCTGGGGCGGACTGTAATAATCCCGCCTGGGTGAAGTCGTGCGATCCGCCTGAGCCAGATTGTACGCTGGGCCTTGCCATGAATCCGCTTACCCTGGAAGTGGTAGTGGTGATTGCTTGTGTTGCGGCTGGTGTTCCTACCTTCAGTCAATACAACCTGGACGGGTCGCCCTATACTGGCCCCCAGCCGGTAGCCATTGACAAGGAATGGAATTTCCAAACGCATGTTATGTGTGCTGCTGGTCTGACCGTCACCCGCACAGATGTATTTATCGACGGTGCGCAAACTCCGGCTTACCAGATTTGGCAGGATGTGACCGGCGCTGTGATTGCGGCCCCTAGTGCTGTGACCTATGGCGCTTGTCAGGCGCGGCGGTTGGTGGCGGCGATTCCTGCGCATGTGTGTTCGGGTGGGGTTCCGGCTGGCTTCGTCGGCTATGACTTCGATATCCCTGCGCAGTTTCCGGGGACAACGGATGCTAATGATCTGTGGTTGCACATCATTGAGTATCCCGGCAATGTGTACTGGATTCCACCCGCGACAACAAACCCGACGACACCGATCCCTGTAACCGATCCCGGTATTCAGACCTATATCAATAATGCGCTGGCCCTGGCTGGTTTTACTCTCGGTGATGTGCTTTGGCAGGTCAATCCAGACAACACGATTACGGTCTGGTATGCACCCACCTTTAATCCGGCTGACTTGCCGTTTTGGGCTGGCTTCGTCACACCAGACCAATACACCGGGAAAGAATACCCACAGATCCCAACCACTCATCAACCCACATTGACGGGCGGCTGCTCGACCTGTGTGGAAGTCCAGATCGAAAAATATGAGAATGCGGACGGTTCGATCACCGAAGAACTTTACGAGATCGGTACGCGCAATCTTGTTACCCTTTCTCCTGGGCAAACCCTGGCTTTTGGCTCATGTCCAGAACCAGAACCGCAACCGCTCATTATCAAAACGGGCTGGCAGGTTATCACCGCCCCTTTCTCCCTGGCTGATGCCCTGGCGCTATCGGGCGGCTCGTATATCTCAGCGTTCACGGTGAAGCAGATCAGCGGCGTTGGGCTGGTGACGGGCGATACTGGCTCGGCTCCCCTCGACACAGCAGAAATTTGGTCGGGTTCTACCGGAAACAATATTGATCGTTTATCCACCAATATCATTTTTGACCCACAGAGCGGCGCTATGCGGCTTATGTGGCATTACGTGTAAGGAGATTTTACAATGGTTACCAATGGTTCATTTGCGGCACCCGTCACCCTGGACAACGCTAAAGAGGTCGGTAGTCACTTCGTTGTGATTCCGGCTGCTACCAATGCGGCGCAAACTATCGATCCGATCCCCAACCACCAAGGCGCTACCATCTACAACATGTCCGGCTTTATCGTGCGCGCCTTGATCGTGTTCGTGGCTGGCATTACCGCGGTGGGTGCTGCGGCCACGCGTGTCGTGTTGATTCCGCCAAACGGCACGTATTCGTTCGACTTCAGTGATCACACTGGCGACAATGACACAGGCAACATTGCGGCTATCGACCAAATCACCTTGCAGACCGTAACGGCTCCGGCTGCGACGGCTGAAGGTTCCACCCTGACGGCTCCGGCTGCGATTGCCAGCGCTGCCAACGTGATTGTCAATTTTATCTCGGCCTAATAGGGGCGGCTATGCTTTCGTTTGGTGAACAAAACCCGACGAGCAGCGGCGGGGGTGGCGGGGGTAGCTTTACCAGTATCCTCGCCATCCCTGGCATTGCTGCGATCTCACCCTTCCCTGCGGTGAATGTGACCAATATCTATGGTGGGCAGTTTGTTGTCACCAATCCGTTGACTGTACCCGCCAACCTGCTGATTCATTACATCTTCGGGGAGGCTCTGATCACAATGGATAATGCCGTCTATAACCTTGCCATGCGCGGTGTTGCGATGGTCAACGGGGTAACGGTCAATGCGCCCGCCGAACATGATCGACGGTTCCAAAGGCAGATTGCCGGTAATGATCGTTTCAGCTTTACCAATGTGACGGCAGAATATCCCCATGCCCTGGTGCTGGCGGCGGGTGCTTCTGTTACCCTGCGCTTACAATATGACTGGAATGTCAACGTAGCGGCGGCGGCGGGCACGGTGCGCTTTGAGCAGAGTTACATTGCTGTCATGGGGGTGGCCCAATGAGAAAGAAATACTTCGCCGGTGGGCTGGTCATTCAGTCCACCCATGACAATGTTGCTATCCCTGACACTGCGGAAGTCACAGAATCCGATCATCTTTCCTTTCTGGATAGCCAGAGAAAGGAAAGAGAGGCGGCGGACGTGGCAGAACGTGAGTTGGGCGCCAAGCTGAAAGAGACGAAGATCAAAGCGGCGGACGCTGTGTACAGTGAAGCGCTTAAGATCGGCTTTTCGCCGGACGCTGCGCAAGTGCTGGCGGAATCTGTGTTCTCGGGCTGGTCACTGGAAAAGAAAGCCAGTCAAACGCAACTGACCAAACTCCCGGCTGTGGGCAAGGTGACAGCGGAGCGGCTGCAACAAGCGGGTTACGTGACCTTTGCGCAAGTGTCGGCCATGTCGCTGGAAGAGTGGCTACAGTTTGGCGCCAAGGCGCAGTATCAGAAAGTGATCGACGCTGCAAAGGCGTTGACATAGTAAAGGGAAACTTCCATGAATGGACTTAGTTTGAAAACGGTCATCCCTGGCCGGAATAAGATTCCAGGGATCTATAGTAGTAACTTTGACCCAACGGCCCATAGCACTATGCCGATGTTGACTCGGCTGGCTATCGGGGCATTGGTCATCCAGACAGCCACACTCGATCCGCAATGTGTGGAATCCTGCACCCTGGCCCTGTGGATCAAGACCTGTCCGGCTGACTGCGATGATTCGACTTGGCAAAGTATCAACATTGGCCCGGTTGTGATTCCGCCCGATACTCACTGTGTCAGCGGCTCACTTATCGGCAACATCCTGCACCTGGTGCTAACCGATGGCAGCACAATTGACGTAGACCTTTCCCCCCTGGCTACAGACAACAATACCTTTTTGACAACCCTGGCCCTGGCGGGTACGGTGCTAACTGCCACCCTTAACAGCGGGGCAACGGTCACGGTTGACTTGGCTCCTTTGATTCCGGTAGATGTGAAGCTTTCGGCCCTGGCCCTGGCTGGTACGGTGCTGACTGCTACTCTGACCGATGGCAGCACGGTCACGGTTGACTTGGCCCCTTTGATTCCGGTTGTTGATTTGTGCGCCGAACTGAATACGCTGGACACTGCCACTGATGCGTTTGTACCTGCTACTGCGGACGTGTCTTATGTGCGCGCCGATGGTAGTTGCGGACGTGCGCCGATTGCGGCCCCTCAGCGGGTTAGCGGGATTAGCCCGTTCGTGATCAACCCAACGACGGGTAACGCAAACTGGGGCAACGGTGCAACGGAGAGTACACCTATTGCAACATTGACCGTTACTAATCCTAGTGCAACCAAACCCCTGTATGGCACGCTATACGCCTTTCACGGATTATATGTTCGCATGGCTAACCCGCTAAATGAAAACCCCAAAAACTCTACCCTTTCTGCGACGGGGTTACTCAATGTTGACAATGGCGGTGGCGTGTTGCAAAACCCCGTATCTTTCTACCCTCTGTTCAATGGCAATCCGCAAATCATCGCGCAAGGGGTACGCCATGACGCGGGCGCTATGCCTGCCAGTGCTGGCAACCAGACGCAACACTTAAACCATTTGCCGATCACGATTCCACCTGGGGCAACGGTGACTTTCCGTAGTCAATCTAGCTTCACGGTGCAGGATGGTGATTCGCAGGGTACGATCTGGACATATAACCGCATTAGTTTTGATGGGATGGTGTACTAATGAAAGAGCATTTCAAGATTGATCGCAATACGGGCGAGCCGTTCGTTATTGCCGAAACTGAAGGTTGTCTTGGCGGCGTCGAAGGTGTGGATCTGGTGGACGTGACCGAAGAAGAATTTGCAGATGCAGTTGCAAAGCGCGATCACCCGCTACACAAGGATCGGCCTAAGAAGAAAGATAACCAGGGGAAGAAAAAGCCTTGATTACTTTCTTGCTGGCCAGCCTTTATGTAACTTTTCTCATGGTAGAGGCGGACGTTTTTGCAAAGGTTCGTCTCTACCTGATAGATCGTAGCTCCTTTCTTCTGGCCCTACTCAGTTGTTACAAGTGCTCTGCGTTTTGGGCTGGGGTATTCTGTACGATCTTGCTGTTACTCAATCCTGTTTTTCTCTATCCCCTGGCGGCGGCGGGTGCGGTGCTGCTGCTGTGGAAAGTGAGTGATTAAATGCTTATACCCAATTTGGCAACCTTTACGGGCTTAGACCCGACGACTACGCCAAGCCTGAAGCATGGCAACCTTGACCCAACCCTGCAATGGGCAAGTCAAGAGCTTCTTGATATGGCCGTTGGCTCTCTCTACATCCAGAAGGGGGCAACGCTTGGGCCGAACTGTACGGTGCTTTCGTCCTTCTCTTGTCTCTGGATCAAGGTCAACCGTAGTCAAGACCCTTGTAATGCGCTCGGCTCCCCTAAAGACTGGCGGCGCTGCTGCTGCTTCAACTTGATCGAAGGTGCTACCCCACCGCAACCCAGTGAGAATCCGTGGTGCAGTGCGCAAACTGGTGATTGGTATCTGCAGAACGATCCCAACGGCTGCCGCGGTCTGTGGCTCAAGGTTAAGGATACCTGCGGTGCAAGTGACTGGTATAATGTGACGGGCGGCAAGTGCCTGCTAACCGGCACCACTCCCCCCGATCCGGTGGCCCTGTGTGATTATGACTTGGGTGCTCACTATCTGGACACATCTACCCATTGCCCCACCCTCTATATCAAGATCGCTGATAACTGCAATAATGCGGACTGGCTCAGTCTGGCCGATGGCTGCATCTATGATATGGCTGGGTCGCCGGTGGGCAATACCACAGATACTAACCTGTGTGAACTGCCTATCGGGGCGGTTGTGCGCGATACCACTGACACCAATCGGTTGTATCTGAAAATCTCAGACGGTTGCACAGGGTTGGACTATCAACCGCTGCAACTGCGCTTGACCAAAGATCCTGATCTGACCGGCGTGGACACGATCAACGAGACAACCTATGTTCTCAATCTGGCTCCGACACTCATCGGTCATCGGCGGCGTGATTTTACCGTAGACGGTCGAATCTTGGTTCCGCCTGGGGCATGGCTGCAAGTGGATGAACTGAACGATATCCGCTATGATGCGGTGTCGGCGCTGCTTACCCCCATGTGTCCTAGCACGCCAAACGATGCGATCTATATTCCGGCCTCTGGTTACTGGCACATTGAGGCTTGAGGCTCGTGCATCCTGGGAAGGTTCGGCTACGGCCTGTAATACGGGCGTGGCTGTGGGCGTGGGTGCCTTCATCTATCAACGCACCATCAACCCGGCGCTGACCTTCACCGAATCACAGAATGAATCGCACTGGTCGGGCAACCTGACACAAGGCGATCTTATTCATGCCTGGGTGACGACTGACTTACCGGCTGGCCTGCAAACTGGCTCTATCGACCTATATGCACGTATGGAGGCACCCGAATAATGTGGCCTGATTTCTTCAAAGAGTTTCCCGAACTGGTGGAAGAACGCGACGGTGAGCGATTCTTTACCGCTAAGTTCTATCTGATGATGACGACGAAGTGACGATTACCCCCCGCAAAGGGGTAGGCATTACGAAAGAAAAGCTGCGCAAAGCAGGAAAGCGAGCCGGGGAAATTGTGCAACAATCCCGTTCTAAGAACCCAAAGTCAGTTTCTAAGTGACCTTCGGGACGTGATCGGGAAACGCACACCTACAGAAAAGAGCCTGATTGTCAGTATCAATCAGGCTCTTTCGTCGGTGGGGGATGTGGCCCGATCCTGCATGTGTGTAGAGTTGCCTTGTCCCCTGGTCTGCGGTCAATGTGAATATGATCTACCCTGCTGCGATATTGATCGGGTGCTGGTGGAAGTGGCCGACAACGGTTGTCATAGTGAAAGCTGCTGGCATAGACTGCCCTGGTGGGATCTGCGTTGCGGCAAACTGGTCACCGATGGCCGGATCAGTGGGCGGGTGCGCCTGACCATCTATGCGCGCAATCCCGACTTCGGTAAAGACTCCCTTTCCCTGGCTAAGACCATGTTGGCCGCCGACAATGAGCTTTGGATCTCTGGTCGGGTAGAGAACCTTCCGCCCATCGGCTGGGTGAAGGTGTGCGGCGAGTGGATGCAATATCTCTGTTGGGAACATCGGGAGATCCCACAACCTGATCGTATCCAGGTGGAGGAAAAGCCTTATGATCCGGTGGCCGGGGTAGACGCAAACAACCCGCCAGCGTGGGGCGTAGACCCGTCTGTGGGCTTTTCTGCGAGTGAAGCGCCTTGCGGTACGCATACGGTACTACATGGGCTTAGGCGGCGCTGTAATGCGGTTGGCGAGGACAATTATGCACCGGGGACACCCATTGAATTAGGGCTGGCTCTGCCCGATAGCGTCACCCTAGAATATTTGCAAGATAAGATCCTCGCCAACAGTTACCGATCCCTAGCGGCTGGCTGTACATCGGGTGAGGATCGGCAGTTCTATTTACAAATGATGGCGGATAGTGACGCCAGAGCGGAGAAGTCATTGCAGCGGCGCAAACCCAATCGACCTATCATCAAGCAACGGGATCAGTTTGCCGTCTATTCCTCTTGTTGTGGTAGTGGTGGAGGTTGCTCTATATGAAATTCAAGGTCTTAATCATTCCTGGTCTGATTGATAGCGGGCTAAACCTGCTGTCTGAAGCGATGCGTCTGGGCAATATGGCGGCAAACTCGGAGCATATCTCAATAGAGATTATGCCCCCTGAACGCTCTAGCGAGATCGATATTGTCCAGCTCACCAGGGGGGAAGGACGGCGGTTTGACTGCCTGCACCTGCTGGGCCATAGCGACGGCCAAACCTTTACGCTCGCCTCTGGTGATGTGCTGGATGAAGATAAGATCTTGGCCCTGTGCCGCGATGCTGGGGCGAAAGTGTTGTTTCTCAATGCTTGCTCCTCGGCATCGCTTTGCCAGTATGCGGCCAATACTGCCGTGGCCGTGGCCCTGGCCTGGGCCAAAGACGTGGTTGACAGTGATGCCATTGTTGCGGCCATGCGTTTCTACGGGGCGCTCTCTGACCTGGGCGATCCGTGGGGTAGCGGTCTGCGTCGAGCCTATGAAGCGGTAGGCGAGAAACGTTACTTCCTTTGGTTGACCGATGGCGAATATGTGGCGCAAGTAATTGCACCAATCATTGCGCGGCTGGATCGATTTGATGCAGAGCGCAAAGAAGCGTTTACCCTGTTCTCGGGTCGCCTTGATTCCATCGTGCAATCTCTCAGCGATATGGGCACCCAGGTGATGGGAAGCTTATCGAAGGTGACGCAAAGCTATAGCAAGATTCGGGCGCTACTCTATGCCATTGCGGTATTAGTGGTGGTGACAATCCTCTTCCTGATCTATACGTTCGCCACGTCTGCGCAGACCATTCCGCCCACTGAAACCCCTCTTCCTGGCTGCGAGGAAAGCGGTGGGCAACCTAAGAAATGCCGGACACCCACGCCAACGGACGATCTAAAAACGAATCAGCCAGAACCCACAAAGCCCGTAGAAACGCCCACATTTGTTTCTACGGCCATAGAGACACAAACACCCACAGAGACGACAATCGCCCCACCTGGCCCCACAGAAACAGCCACGGAAGCGATTACGGACACACCTACGCCAAAGCCGACGCTGACGAAAGAACGGTCAACCAACACACCAACCCATACACCAACCTATACACCGCTGCCAACCGTTGCCTTACCCACGGTCACGCCAACCCCAACGGAGACACTAGACCCATGCAAATAGCTGACATCTGGATCAACGATAAACCGTTCATGCTTGAAGGTAGAGGCGAGGGCTTATCGACAAGCGCCAACCCCGCGGCGGTTGGCGTGGGTGGCGGCGGCGAGTTCAAAGACTATACCCAATGGTCACAATGGCTTTAAGGATGTAACGCAGGGGGGCTTTCTGTACAGTGAGGTTGATACACGTTTTCAGGGGAAAATAAAGCTTCCCCCACTGCTGGACTATCTCGACGTGGGCGATCCGTCTGACTGCCCGTCATACTTTGCAGAGGACTGCGGCAAGATTTACATGAGCTATGGGGATCGGGTCTACGTCTACAATGGTAGCGAGTGGGATCTACTTCTTACTTTGGATGAATGCGTTACCGGGCTGGCTGTGTTCGATGAGCACTTACACATCGGGCAAGGGCAAGACAGTCCCTACCGCTGGTATAGCACGGTGGACGGCAGTACAGGAACCGGCCCCCATTGCGCGGACGGTTTCTATACCTGGGGCGGCTTCCTTTATTCCTGGTGCTGTAACACGATCCGCTATACCAATGGCGGTCACAGTGATTGCGCCACCCCCACCCCACCCCCAAGCACCCCATATGATCCATTGAATCCGGCCCCTGGCTGGCAGTGGACAGAGATCCAAGTTGGCGTCTGCGACACTTGCGAGTGTATCAACGGGCTGGCCGGGGTGTACTTAGGCAGCTTGGGCCAAAGTCGGATCTATGTCGCTACCCCTTCACAACTCTATGCAATCCTTCCTGGTGATGTGGTGATGAGTTTGATCCAGTGGCCTGGGGCGCACATCGACAATGGCCGGGGCATGGTGGCCTTCAACGGTTCGGCCTATGCGCCGGTAGGCGATGGCCTGTACAGGATTGCGGCGGATGGGTCAATCATTCAAGTGGGGATTAACCAGGGTGAGGGGTTGCCGTGTGATGTGATGGGCAAGCACACAGGTTTGATTCCTACAACTCACAACCTTCTCACCCTGGTTAATGGCGGGGATAACACACTTTGGAGTTGGTCGGAGGGCTGGCATTATACCACAAAAGCCCAGGGCAAAGCCAACGGGGGTTATTATTCCGCATTCTATGAACGGGTGTTCCTACCAATGGCAGATGGGCGGGTGGCTTCCCTGGCCCTGGTCGATCAGAAGTCGAGTAAAAATCGCTATGCCTCTGGCGGCTTTATCGATCTTGGTTATCTCTATGGCGGCCTGCGGCTGGCGGAAAAGGATTTCCATGATGTAGTGATCGATGGCGAGGGCATTACACCCGATACCCCGGTCACGGTCTATTACAGTACAGAGAATCAGGATGGATGTACGGAGCCAGATCGAAAACTTTTAGGCGTGGCAACTGAAAACACCGCTCGGTTATCCTGGCCCTGTGCTGGCCCTGGTCGCCCAAACGGAAAGCAATTGCGGCTATGGGTGAAGCTGAACACCAACGATCCAACCAAGACGCCAGTTGTGCGCAATATCGTTGTGCGCTTCCTGCCCCATGTGGTCGATCAGGCGCGCTGGCACTATGCCATTGAGCTGAACAAGGATTGCATGTTGGACGCTTGCGGCACAGAGATAGAGGACTACGATCAACGGGAATGGGATTGTGCGATTCGGGCGGCGCTGGTGGGTGTCCAGCCGGTCAAGTTTAAGGATTTTGATGGGGCAGAATATTACGTCAAGGTGATGGATTGGGCGAGGCGCATTCACAGTAGAGAGGTAATAGGGGAAGATGACAAGCTTACATTCAATATCAGTTGGTCGCTAACACTGGTGCAAGCTTGCCCAGAGGCGCTAATCGTCTGCTGATTCTTCGCTCTCCATTGTTTCCGTACACTTACCGCACATAAGCGAGGCTTCCGGCTTGGCCCATGCGTTTTGTTCACAGGTAGGGCAAGTGTACTTAACCTTTGATTTCTTGCGCTCTCCCTTCTCTGGCTGCTCTGCCAGTTGATTTTGTAGCCAGAGGATAGGAGGGCACCGCAATAATGCTCAAACAGTCCACCATTGATCACGTAGTGGCTCATTTGCTGGCCGGTTTCCTTCCCACCTGGCTGGCTTGTGTTGCTAGGATGCAAACCGATTTCCCTCATTTTGCGGCCCCACTGCTTATCGTGATACGCCTTGCGCGGGGCTTCGCCTAAATTCTCTTGCCACAGGTGGCACATCTCATGCACGAGCGTAGATAGGATCTCGGTGTCGGTGCGGTTGGGGAAAGATGCAATGTTCAGGGCGATCTCGTCGGCGGTAACTTTGTCGGTGCGATGGCGCACAATCATAGATTGATAGTGGCCCAAGCGATTGACTTGATCTCGCTTGAGCGTGATCAGGCAATCGGGTAATTCGCTTTTGAACAGATGTTCATTGAAGTAATCATAAGCGGTTGCGAAATTATTGTACTCGTTACGGGTGATGTCCATAAAACAATCCTTCACAAAAAATTGTATCGTACGATACAAAAATCGTACCACGCGATCAATTGATTGTCAATAGCGATTATGCAGAAAATTAGACGCACCCCACCCACTGGCAAAGGTGGTAACAAAAAACGTACGGGCCTAGCCTATGGCGGCGATCCGGTGGCCCGCGCCATTGCCTACCGTATCTGCGGGGACATAGACAAAACCTTGAAATTAGCTGCACAATACCTGAAGCTAAAGCAGCAATTCAAGTCAATGACTTTACCTGAAGGGTTGGCGTACATCTGGTTGCAATCCCAGGGGAAGGATTTTCAATTTCAGGCTGAAGCGTTCGGGGCGCGGCGTTTCTTCGGCGGCGCTGTGCCTGACTTTATGATCTACGAAACTGGCGTCGTGTGGCGGATTCAGGGTAACTACTGGCATAGCAGGCCCGAACGGGTGGCCCAAGATGCGGAGCAAAAAATCAAGCTAGCCAACTCAGTTATCGACGGGCGGCGGGTGACTGCGGTCGTAGATATTTGGGAGAGTCGGATCTTATCCTGCAATCGTGATTATGTTTTTAAGCTGGCAGTGAACGGGGAAGAGTTGGGGAAATAGAGGGGCACTACGATTATCGTAGTACCCCTCTATTTATTCACAGTGCTGGCCGATCCTACAGATGGTTGGCTGCTCTATAAAGTCGGCTTCGATCTGTTTGCCCCCCCATGCGGTTTGTGACCATGCGACAATATCGTCAATGGTAGAGACAAACATTTCTTCGCCGTCTTTGGTGACAACCTTCTTTGATCTAAACTGCATCGGCGCGGTGTTCCTGGGGAAAAAGGTACTGATCCCTCGGTTGTCGAAAGCGGGGTGTGATTCCTGACTCCTGATAAAATCGATCCGACTGGGGCGGTAGCGTGCCATTGCCCAAACTTCCTTTTTCCTGGACATAATGCAAGGGAAGCAACCAACCCGGCTAGCTCCCATATGGTAGAGAGGGTTGCAAGGGATGCCCGTATCATAGAGGCGCTGTAAAATTGCGTCTTTGTCTTGCAGGTCTGAATCGTTCTCTATGATTCTGGCTACATCTTCCAGGTTGATATACTTCTTGTGGATAGTCCAAACATCCTCTAGTGTCCATTTCACCAGGGGATTAGCGTTGGCAATCGTGTAGTATTTCTTCCTCCAGTAGAATTGTTCATATTCCAACTCTAGGGTGTCGCCTCGATCATTCCCGTTATGCGCCTCGCCGTTGCGGATGCCGGTAACATTTAGTGGAGTGATCCCCCGATCAACAAGCTCGGTCAACATTTTATGCTTGGGCTTGATCTTTAATTCCTCGGTGCAAAATCTTATTTTAGCGGAGGGGAAGCGGTGGCGCTTTTGTGCGAGAGTGTAAAAGCTTATGCCTGGGTCGAGCGTCTCTATCGGGTGGATCTTCTCGGATAGCAGATTGATATAGGCATAAGTCAATGAATCTTCGTTACCTGTGTCACAAAAGGTAAAACGGCACTTGGCTAGATCCCAACCGCTTTGATACTTAATCCAGAGCATCAAAGCGGTTGAATCCTTCCCGCCACTTAGACCAACAACAATCTGATCATAAGGGGTTGTGTCAATCATTTCGCCACCCCTTCAAAGCTGGTGATAAATGCGTTGTGCAGCTTGTTGACTGCATCCCGGTACGTCATCCCGTTGGGTGGGAAGAAGGTGATTACCGATCCCTTTGGTACACCTTTAATGGGCTGTAGGGTTTCACCGCTCAGGTAATTGATTCGTCCAGTGAAAAAGAATTGCGGGTATTCCAGCAGCGGCTTAAACCATCTTTCGCTAGTGCTGGCAAAGGTGATACAGCAGGCTTGATCCATTGATGGATTGCTGCGGGTGTGCTCATGCACGATCTTAGCAATGGCCTTTTCGTTGTACTCCCGGCTGAATGGATGATTCATCCAGACATTACCATACCATTCTAGTTCCATGCCGCAACCCGTATATTTCCCATCGCAATAATCGATAGACACTCTACCCTCTGGCCGGTTGTTGGCTCTCGCGCAAGAAAAAGGATCAAGGTCAATGCCCCCCATTAGCGCGCGGGCGCATTCAATGATCGCCCACGGTGTATACCATTCTACGTTACCGCTATCTTGATTGATGAGTTGGCTATTATTCTTCATCGGGTGTAATCCTCATATACTCTGCGCAGTCCTTACAATAATATTTACCGTCCGAAACAATTACTTCTTCACAGCAACAACAGGTAATCAGAATCTCATTCATGGCTTTACCATCCCGATCAGTACGTCCAGGGGGAGAACAGCATAATAGATCCGGCTGTGCTTGGGGTGAACCACCAACAAGGGTTCCTTGCCTTCCGGTGCGTTGCGCTTGGCCTGGGCGTATCCCTCACGCAACCAAGCGGGTAAGCTGGCGCTATGCTTACACTCAATACTGAACTGCTCCACCCCTGGCACACCGTCCGTATCAACGTCTTGGGTGTTGGTTCCACGGTTGCCTACTCGCTTTCCGCCTGTCATCTTGGCAACCTTCTTTTCTGTGTTCTTCCATGTTTTAGTCGGCATACACTCTCGCTTTCGGTAAATCTTTTACAGCTTGACAACCTTCACAATCACATTCGGGCAACTCTTTGATCTCTGCTTCCTGAGCGGCAAACGCAGCGAAAGCGGCGTAGGCAAACCCGGCTTCGTTGTATTCGACAATGACCCTGTTGGCTTCGTCCGCTAGCAGGTTAAAGCGTTCAGCAAAGGCGGGCAGCTTGTCCGGTGTTTGAAATTGCGGCGCCATGCTCAACGCTCGGTATACTCTACCTCGCACACATAATTGCTTGTCGCCCACCTGCACCCGTTGTAGTAACTTCCCCCTGGCTACTAAGTATTCTTGTTTGCATTTTTGTACAGCGTCCATTGTTCCCTCGGTTTCTTCATCTTATCGTTGTGATGAAATTTCCATTTGTTGATTCTGGTCAAGATGCGCAGTAGGGGAAAGTGTTCAAACTCTAGCCTTATCGGTTTTGTGAACATCTGCGCAAACTTAAAATCGTTGGTATAGATTGACAACTCTTTCGGGCGCAGGATCTTTAGGTCGTTATCCAGGGAGAGAAGGGCTTTGTACCCGTCTCCCTCTCTGGCCCCATACGCTACACCCTCCAGTGTATGGCCTGGGTAGTCCAGGTTTGCCCACCAACCTGTTACCCCTGCTTCAGTGTGTAGGCCGATGATTAGATGCGTCATAGGTCAAGATCATCCTCGCCAAACAAAGCTTTTGCGGTGATGTGCGTAACGAAAGGCTTGGTTCCGCCTACCCTGATTTGCTTCTTCTTGTTTACCCCGATGGCTCCAAGTTCGGTAAGTTGCTCGTTGATGGTCTTGGCGCTGAATCCTGACAGATCGTAGCCTGCACGTTTGACGGCTTCCAGTGCTGCGCCCATCATGAGGTAAGCGCCTGAACTATTGTCGCCGGGAAGCTCACTTACACGCCAACCGATCACGTTGTCTATCCCTTCGGCCTGCTCCCCTCGGTCGGCAATCTTCGCCTTACCACTGGCGATCAGTTCGGCCAAACGGGTAAGCAACTGTTGGGCTTCGCTGGCTTCGCTGGTCTGTTCGGCAATGGCGTGCGATAGGCGATCAAGGCGGTCGCCGTGGTCGTCAATGTATTGCAGGGCAAACCCACCTAGCTGCGGATGGTGACAGAGAGCCAACCAGAGAATATTGTTGGTTGCTAAGTTGGTCGCCACTCTGTAGGGGTTCTTCATATTCGGTGTACGCTCCACCAGCTTGGCGGCGAAGTAGTCGCGTAGGGTTGACAGATCGGCGGCGTGCTTCTTGACAATCTCGTGACCTTGCTCAGTCTCCAGCCATTCGATCCATGCCTTGCCGATGGCTGGCAAGTGGGCGGCTAGTGCCTGGGCCTGGGTCAGATGGTCGGTGTTCTCGGCCTTGTGGCTTTGCACCGTGAGCAGACGGGCAAGGGCTGCGGCGTCAGTGTCGGGTAAATCCTCACCAGTGAACACAGGCCATGTACGGAAAGGTATGCTCTCCTGTAATTGCGAGTGGCGGTCGAGACGATCCTTATCGCTACCTTCCATTACTGAATGGATGAAACTAATCAGGTCTTTGGGATCGTCGCTGGTGTAGGGTTTGTAGTTATCAATGAGCAACGGCAGATCCGCGGCGTGACGCGCATAGCCCATAAGGGCGTTGATAGTTGACCCAAATTTCCGGCCCCACTGGATCAAGTTCTCCCGATTCATATAGCCCTGGCCGTACACACTCATTAAGCATTGCATTACACTGGTCTTGTGGGTGCCTGTGCGCCCTACCAGGAATAAACCGTAACGCTCACTATTCCAGCCTGCAACCCTTGCCATAGGTGCGGTTAGGATGTGGCCCAACACAATCGGCCCGATGTCACCCAAGAAGCTCATAAGGTGGCGCAATGCCTGAATGCCCTTACCCAGTTCTGCATTGTCACCAGGGAAGGAATAGGTAAGCTTGCTAGGCAGCATGACCTCAACTCCTTCGGGTGTGTGCCCAGGGAGAAGAAAGGTTTTATCGATCCACCCTGTGCGATGATAGCGGCGAGTGTGCGCCACATCCCCCAGCGATAAGGTTTTGATAGCTGGATTCAGATGTTCACGCTGACCCGCATGGATCGGGTCAAGTGCGCCTGCTGCTGCGCCCAAGATGCCCTTGAGTTTGCCTGCATCCTCAAAGGCTTCGGCGTCAATCTCACAGGTGAATGCCCCGCCCCGCTTGGCGTTGCCAGTCAAGGTGTACAGCTTGTCGCCATTCTCGGCGGTGACCACTCGACTAATGCGCGCTACGAAGTCAGCGATCAGCACTTCGTCAAAACCTTCCTTCTTGGTAGCATACCGAAACATGGTTGCATCGGTGGCGGCGTAAGTGCGGCTGACTGGTTCCTCTTTGGGTTTCCCAAAGTTGAGATCGAAGGTGCTACTTTCATCGGCGTTTGTTTCATAGCGTTCGGTGCGGGTACGGCTGGGGGCGCTCCAACCGTTGCGCTTTGCATATTCGATCAGGGTGCCAACGGTTACGCCATTGCCGTGGAACGTGCGCCACTTGCCTGCAACCTCTCCTTCGGTGCCGGGGATGTACTTTTCACACAGGGCTAGCCCATCATCACCGGGGTAAGCGGAGTGTACAGACTTGAGAATGTTAACCCACTCATCATACCCACCTACCGGATTCGGTAGGACAGACAACCATTCTTCCACCTGGGCAAGAGTTGGCACATCGTTGAAAGATCGTTGATTACTCTTGACAACTTTCGGCTGTGGCTTGATTAGATAGTCCGTTACCAGCTTGTATTCGCCGGGGATGTCAAGAATTTGGCTGCGCCGGTGGGGGCGGTCGGCGGTGCTATCCCCTTTTCGGGCTACAGTCCCATACACTTTCGTGTCAATGATGGCGCTGATCAGTTGGGCGTCAACCTTGACCGCTGGTGTGTTGAAACGCTCGGCAAAATAGGCAAGGGTAGATCGCAAGGTGTCTTTGCTGGTGGCGTCAACAGGCAGGTTGATCTTATACAGTACATCGGCACCATTACCAGAGATTGCAACGATTCCTTTGCCCCACCCGTCTTGCTCCATTCGTTCAACAATGAAACGGGCGAGATCTACGCTAGCCTGTAACTCCGCCTGGGTGCTGCTGATCCCACTGGCCCGAACCGGGTCAAGGTCAAGGCGCAACCAGTGACGGTACGCTACGTCAACCTCTTTAGCGCAATTGTCGAAGGTCGCACCCTTTAGCCGATTGTTGGCCCTGGCGAGTAGTTCCGGTTTCAGCGGGTTACATTTGATGTAGATGCCCTTACAGGTCAACTTATCCAGGGAAGAAACAGCGGCGGCAAAGCTGGCGTAGTCGTTGAAGTAGCCAACCACCGCGCCCGCGGCGTACCCTTCCCAAGCTCGGCTGTTGGCCTGCAACCCTGTGGCCCGAACTTCTACACAGTAACCAGGGACATAGAATAAGTCCCATGTTTTTTGGATGGTCATGGTTATACTTCCGCTAACAGGGTGGATAGAACTTCTTGTAATGCCTGGGCGCTGTGGGCAATGGGGTGAATACGGGAACGCCAGATCAAAACTTTGCCAAGAGGTAAGTCAACCTGCTTGATTTTCCCCTGGCAATACTTACCCTTATTGACAAGGGCGAGTTGCAGCGTGAAGCTGTGGCCGTTGTGTTGAATGGTGCTCATTAGAATAGTATCCCGTCTAATTCTTCCACTGGTACGGTAAAGCTGCGCTCCGCTTCAAAGATTTCCATCGGCTCTAGTTTGCGATCGTACTCGCCACGCATCTTGGCAAAGAAGTCGCTTACCATATAGTCGGCGTGTACCAGGGTGGAAGGGGGTAGGCTGGGCAGAATCTTACTGCGGCCATACTGCGCGGTTCGGATACGGGTATCACCGATGGCGATTACACCCTTATCCTCTGCGGTGCGGACAAGTCGCCCTGCACCCTGCTTGAGATCCTGAATAGCGGCGGGCAGATCCACGGTAAACCAGTCGCCCGCACCGTTGGCTTTAATGGCCTCGGTGATCGGGTGCGGTGGGGCAAAGGGTAGCTTGTCAATGTAGATAAGCCGTAGGTTGTAACCCTGAATGTCTACCCCTTCCCAAAAGCTCTTGGTCGCAAAGAGAACGCAATTGCTCTTGTCCTTGAACTCAGCAATGATTTGCGCTTTGGTCTGCTCACCCTGCACTAGCACGGTCAATCCAGCGTTGGCTAAGGGTGTGCCGATTTTGTTTAGCACCGCTTTCATGTTGCGATAACTGGTAAAGAGCAGGAACGCTCCACCCTTGGCGGCCAAAGTAAGCTTCTTCATGTCCTCCGGTAGCCATGCTTCCCACGCGGCGAGTGATTGCTTGGCCGGTTCTGGGGTGTCACCATTCGGAATATAGAGTAGGGTATTCTTCTTATAGTCGAAGGGGCTAAGGGCGATCATCTGCAAAGCGCTGGTGATACCCATACTACGCATAAAGCCAGACAGATCAGGAGCGGCAAGGGTGGCGGAACAAAAGACGAAGGGTGTCCCTGCTTTCTCTACCTGGGTAGATGGCGCAACGGGTAGCGCAAGGTACTCGGCAAAGTCCATAACTTCGGCGTCACCTTCGGGATCAACCTTGTCAATGCAGTGACCACAGTAACCGCGGTCACCCAACACGGCAACGGTTTCGCCCAACTCGTTACCACAGTGGCGGCAAATTGTACGGCTCATGACGGGCGGCTGCTCAGGATAGAGAATGCGGCCCATGATCTGCGCCACATTCCACGGCGCGTTAGTGATATAGATTCCGTCCTGTCGGCTCTCCACCCAACGCACATAACCGGGGTTGGTTAGGTTGCCAATGGCGGCAAGCTTGTCAGCGAAGGATCGCATGTCCTTCGCCTTGCGCCATTCCTTGCGAGTTTCCCCATCGGTGGGTAAGTCGCCTTCAGGAAAAATGATCTCAGCGGCTTCGCGGAATCCAGAGTAAAGGGAGAGGGCTTGATCATACTGCTCGGTCAGGGTGACAGGATTATTCTTTTCAAGGGCAACTTGCATTTGCGCAATGAAGATTTCGGCCTGTTGCATCAGTTCCAAATAGGGAATGTTGGCACGCTTCACCGTATCAATATGGTGCTGAATGGATGATAACTTTACTTCACTGGCGAAGGTGCTACGAACGTAGTCGCCTAACTTGTGCGCCTCATCGACAATGATCATGTCAACTTCGGGTAGGATCTTTGATTCAGGGCTGGCAAGATGGATAGCAAGTAGCGCGTGATTGCAAACAATAATGTCGGCGTGTTCCCGCTTGTTCTTGGCCTGATAATAATAACAATCGCTATAGTGCTGGCAGCGTTTGCCGGTGCAATCGTCATCGGCGGTAATGTCGGCCAATTGTTTATTGGTGATGGTGAACTCTATATCCTCGGTGTTGCCTGTCTCACTGGTTAGATACCAATGGGCAAGGTCGCCGGTTAATTTAATGTTGGAAACTTTATCGCGACAAACGTAGTTACGCTTGCCCTGCGCCACTGCGAATTTCTTTCCTGGGTAGGACTGTAAAACCTGGGGAATATCCTTCTTAATCAACTGCGCCTGCAAAGCTTTGTTGCTGGTGCTGACAATGATCTTCAAACCAAGTTCCATTGCTGGATAGAGATAGGCATAGCTTTTTCCGGTGCCTGTGCCCGCTTCGATCACGGCATGGGTTTGCATTTCGTGGGAACGCTGCACCATGCGCGCCATGTTGACTTGGGCCTGACGCAATTCGTAATTGTCAATCTGCTTGGGTAGGCGCTGGGCGAACACGGTATCGGCTACGCTTTCCCACGTCCAGGTCATACCCTGTTGCTGGGCGTCGGATGGAACACCCGACAAGCGGGTTAACGTTTCGCTCATGGCGGCGTTGCTGGGCGCAATGGCGAAGTGGAACTTTCCCCCATCTACCTTGTACATATCGCTACCGGAATTGTTCTGGCAAGCGCCTTGCCAACGTTCGATCAGCTTGGCTTGAATTTCTTTTTCGTTTGCCATGCGGGTTACTCCAGAGAAAAAAGGAGAGAGGCATTACCCTCTCTCCTTTGGAATACAGACGGGCGGGACTACATATTGTTTAAGGCGGCGGTCGTCTCGGCGTCCAGGTTGGAAGCGGTAGCGGCGGCGGCCTCTGGGTTACTCTCCTTCGTGCCTGCCTTAATCTTGTCCCAAGCGTTGGCCCATTCTTTGGCCTGCTCGTAATAACCATCAAAGGCAGTGCGGTTGGTGTCGCCTACGTGAATAGCCTTGACATACTCCATTGTCATGGGCGAGGGCAATTTGTTGAGACATGCAGGCAGAACAATTGAGACGCTTTCTTTACCCTCACCAAAGGTCTGAAAGTCGGGCTTACCTTTGGCGTCCAGGGTAATGCCCACTTCGATCCAAAAGCGGCGGGTCGGCAGCTTGTTATTGGTGCCTGCCTTTGCCAACTGCTGATTGACAAAACCCATAAACTCACGGTCAAAGAACTGACGCAACCCTGTGCGCCCACTGATCGCCTTTGCGAATACTCCACCCACGGTCAAGACAACGGGCTGATCCTCCATGCCCTTGAGCGCAACAAAGAAGTGACTACGCTTGCGCGCGCTGTGCGGCTTGCCGGTGATCGAGGTAAGTTCTTTAGCGCGGGCGTCGGCGGCGTCATAGTCCAGGGTGGAGAAGGTTTCAACGGCGCTGCCCTTGCCCACTTCGTAGCGGTGACGCTCTTGCACAAACGCAATGTGCAGAGACTTGGCATAGAACCCATCAATCTCAACCCACTCTTTGGTCTTGAGGTCTTGCTTTTTGACAAAGCTTTTCGTCCAGCCAGGGACACCAGTCAGATCCAGGGTAGAGAGGGGACAGAACCACCCGCCATGATAGCGGACATTAGCGTCGCTATCCTTCTCTGGATCACCGCCCGCCCACTGGATAACGGGATAGCTGGCCTTGCCTACGCGCACTGTATCTTGGTCGGTGGCGTTGGCGTCATTGACGAGAAAATCTAATTCGTTGCTCATGTGTTATAACCTTTCGTGTTGAATTAAAGAGGGAACGTATTCAGAAAATTAACAGCGGCTACATATTGTTGACCGCGCTCCTTGACGGGATACTTATCACTCCCCCAATGCGCAATCGCTTCGTCATAGGTGAAGCTCTTACAACCTGCGAGGAACATACGAACACCGTCTTTTTGCCACATAACAAGCTGATACCCGCGCCGGTCGAATTGCACGGACACCGCACCGCCTGCGCCGGTCAGGGCTGCGTTGGTCAGGATTGCGTTGGTCAGGGTTGCGCGGGTCAGGGTTGCGCCGGTCAGGGTTGCGCGGGTCAGGTTTGCGCCGGTCAGGTTTGCAAATCTGAGGTTAGCGCCGGTCAGGTCTGCGCCGGTCAGGTTTGCGCGGGTCAGGTTTGCGTGGGTCAGGTCTGCGTGGGTCAGGTCTGCGCCGGTCAGGTTTGCGTCGGTCAGGTTTGCGCGGGTCAGGGTTGCGCCGGTCAGGGTTGCGCCGGTCAGGGTTGCGCGGGTCAGGTTTGCGCCGGTCAGGTTTGCAAATCTGAGGTTAGCGCCGGTCAGGGTTGCGCGGGTCAGGTTTGCGCCGGTCAGGTTTGCAAATCTGAGGTTAGCGCCGGTCAGGTCTGCGCCGGTCAGGTTTGCGTCGGTCAGGTTTGCGCGGGTCAGGGTTGCGCCGGTCAGGTCTGCGCCGGTCAGGGTTGCGCCGGTCAGGTCTGCGCCGGGCTTGATCTCGTAATTCATTACTCTATCCCTTTTCGTGTTGAATCAAGTTACTTACGTTCTTCTACTGCTTCTACTGCGGATGATTGTAGACTGTCTGCTTGATTGTTCATGTTACTGCTACAAATCTAACAGGCTGGCGGCTTCGGGTTTGGCCGCGGCCAATGCGCTGTACTTCAGAAAGTCACCGGTCAAACGGGCCTGAATCTGGAGCGATTCAAACTCAGTCTTGAGATCCTCCAAGTTGCGCTTGGCGTCTGCTTCATGGGCTGCGGCTTTGCGCATGAATGCAAGGGCAGCGGTGTAACGGGTGCTGGCGTTGAGCTTGGCTTGCAGGTTGTACTCGCGTTCCTCGGCGTTCTTACCCAAAGCAGAGTAGCCACCAAGGGCGATCACAATCTCGCCCTTCTCGTCGTTGGCGATACGTTCGGCGTCCGCGCTGGCCTTGCGTGTGTCGTCGTACATGCGGCGAGCGTCAGCAATGCGGTGATGAATGGTGCCAAGCTGATTCATCAAGTTGTGATAGGTTTGTTCGATCATGCCTTCACCATCCGCAACCCATTGACATAGATGGCATTACCCAAGTCGAAATACTTCTGCGCAGTCTCCCGATCAATGGGGTGGCGGTAAAAATTTTCCGTTGCGCCGGGGGGGATAACAGGTGATGTGTACTCGGCCTCGCCTGTCATGGCTAGCCACCTACCGGCGATTAATGGTTTTAGCTGATTGCTCATTGCGTTCTACTTCCTTTCGTGGTACGATTTGATAATGTGGTCTATCGGGCCGGATGCGTTTGATCGCATCAAACAAGATTTGTTGAGGGTTAGGCGGCGGTTTGTGCATTCGCCACCTTGATCACAATCTGGCGGATGTATGCCGCCAACGATAGGCCGGAATCTTCTGCCTGCTTGGTAAGCTTGCGTTTCAATTCTGGCGTGACGGGTACTTGAATGGTTTGTTTCATAGGTGTACGTTTACTCCTGGGTTGCAGACTGGACAAAGCTTTGGCGCATTCTTTAGGTTCTTTAGCTGACGCTCTAACTTCCTATCACCTTCCCATGTGCGAACCACGGTGTAATCAATACCGCGCTCGTTCGCTACCTGGGTTAAGCGTGCGCCCCTACCTACCCGATGATCTGCATCTCTGATCTCAAGATCATCGGGTAGACCCTAAGTAATGTTGGGTCGTGTGGTTGGGTGAGATAGGTTTGTCAAAGTGATACAGGTAAACCATAAGAATACTGTTGATTGCTATCGATTGATGACTGATTGCGTTCAATACACTGATAGTAACATGCGTTCGCCCGATTGTCAATAGCGAATTTATTATTTTTTACGTGAATTTTATTATTTTTTATTACCAGACTTTACGATTACCAGTAAAGTATGCTATCAAAGGAGAGCAGAATGTACGGTCATGCAATTGCACAGGCGCGAGAACGGGCAGGGTTATCTCAACGGGAAGTTTGTAAGGCGATTGGGATCAGTCAGGGGTATCTTGGTGGTATCGAAACAGGGCGCAATGATCCGGGGGTGCTACACCTGATTGTAGAACTGGCGAAAGTGTATCGCTGTGGGATTAACCAACTGCTCGGCGTGCCGGATGCTGGGGAGTTGGCGATCCAAGAGACAAAGGATCTCTTTGATCGCTTGTCTCTTGAACGCCAGACTGAGGTAATGGAGATTATTAAACTGTTCCTGCTGATCGATTCTCAAGAGTATCGAACGCAGGTGCTAGAGGATCTAATTACTACGAGTGACTTGTTTGGGAATGGGCGGGTTTTGTCCTTGCTGATTGCTGCTCGTGAGTCGAGCAAGGTCAATAGAGAGCTGGCCGTTAATGGCGCTAGCTTGCCGGATTAACTCTAATTGCTCAGCAGTGGGTAAAGTCGATACCCACTGCAATACTTCTTTTTTCATGTGTGCTCCTTTAATTGTTATTGATGATATAGTTAATCGTTGTGCGCTATCGTTTTCCTTCAGGTGAGCGTAAACAATGGACGATTAACTAGACGTGTATATTTCCTGCAAGGTGTTTACAATGTTACGGTGTGCAAGTTGGGAAGCGGTGTCCAGTAAAAGGCAAGCGGCTAAAGATAAAGTGTCACTAGAGCGTCAGCATGATACAAATGTTAACGCTATCCAGAAGATAGGGGGGCGACTGGTGGCTACTCTTCTTGTTCCTGGGCAGTCTCGATCCATTGTCCTATTTGAAGATGCTTGTCGCAAAGTGGATGCTTACCGTCAGTTACGGGAACTTGTTGACACCAGGGCTATAGATGTGTTGGTCTGCTACACTCATTCCCGTTTGGGCAGAGAGATCAGCCTATGTGAGTCTGTGGTTGCTTACTGTCTGGCCGGGGGCGTAGCTATCTATGATTGCACCAATCCCCCACTATCATTAGATGCGGGGGAACAGGCGCGCAACGCGGGCGCTCGGCTTATGTCGGTCATTCGTTCGTGGGAGTCTCAAGCGGAGGTACAGCGCTTGCGCCAGAACTCAGCGGATGGGATCGATAAGTCGGTGAAGCTGGGGAACTTTCCACCTGGGCCAAAACCAAAGTTTTGGACAATCGAATATAGCCCAAGCGGGGAACGGGTATACAAGGTAGATGAGGGGGAAGCAACCCGCGCCAAAGAAGTGATCCGGCTTTACCTTTCTGGCCTGGGTGCGCCTGCCATTACTGAGCGCACAGGGTTAACAGTGCAAGCCATTTATCATATTGTGGATTCTGCTAAGACGCTGGCCGGATATGTGACCATAACTAGGAATGGGAAAGCTATCACCGCCAGGGGAAAGCAACCTGCTATCATAGACGATGACACCATGAATAGGCTATTGGTAGCCAAAGAAGAAAGAGGCATAGAAAATAAAGGGCCCAAGTCTACCTACGTTTACAGTCGCCTCATCCTCTGCGAGAAGTGTAATGTCAACATGAGCGTAAACTATATGATGGGGCAAGTGCGCAAGGATGGAACGCGCAACACACAACCGGCACTAATGTGTCCGAAGTGTTATAGATGGGTGCGCTTCGTTACCATTGATGCGGCGCTGCAATTGTGGCTGCAAGATTTGTACGGAAATAAATTTGAAGCAATCCCCCCTAGCCAAGTTGACAGTAATCAACAACGAGTTGACATGCTCAATGATGAGTTGACACGGATAGCCAGGGAAAAGAGCAGGTTGATTACACTGTATACTTCGGAACTTATCGAGTTGACAGATTACAAGACACGGTTGGCACAGTATCAACGACGGGAAGAGACGATCAACAACGAGTTGCAACAACTGTCAACACAGTCTGAAGAAAGTAGACACCGACAAGAGAACCTTGATAGCGTGATCGCATTACTGCGCGATGAGTTGTCAATTATGTCTACTGAGGAAATAAACACTCTCTATCGTCAGTGTCTACATATTGTTTACACTGTAGACAAAAAAGTTGACATTCAATTTAGGGTGTAAACTTTGTATCGTACTGATAGTTGACAACGTTCAACTGATAGTGTATACTACCTGCAACTAGTAGAGATTACTGTTGCAGTTCGGTGTAGCATCAGACTCCACTAGTAAGCTCTGGTGGTTTTTTTATTTACACGAAAGGGATAGCGATGAAAGTTATCGAGAAGTTACAAACATTATCTGCGGTGTTAGGTGTGCTAGTGCTTGGGCTGCTGGCACAAATGCCCCATGCCCAACACGTATTCTTCCACCTGGGCACAGATAAAGGTTGGTTCGGCTGGGTACAATCCTGGTTCGGGGCGGTGGCGCTAGAGTTTGCGGTGTTGGTGTTCGTCGTGCGTGGTAAACAGTTGGAGTCTTGGGGGTTTGCGGTGTTTTCCATTGCGATCAACATGGTTTACTACTACGATCCAGCTGTTGCGCTGTGGATGCCGCGCGCAACTTGGTTGTTGTCGGCTGGTTTACCTGTGGCGATTGCGCTGTACTCACATGAGGTTGCAGGTCAGGGGAAGTAAACAACGTGTCGCTACCTGTCAACCAGGATGTAAACCAAGTTGACACGCCCGTTGCGGTTGACAACTGGCCGGTGGCGGAAGTTGACATGCCAGTTGCTACGGTTGACATTGCTGGTCGGGCTGCGCAACTCCTCGATCAACATGGTGGCGACCGGGCGTTGACCGTACTGGCGCTGAGTAATGAGGGGTTCAAGCAAGTTGACATTGCGTCAACTTTGGGTGTCCACAAAACACAAGTTTCACGTTGGTTAAAGAAAGGATAGTTTACATGTTGACAAAACAAAGTGGCGGGATCAACTTGACCACAATCTTAATGGGTCTAGTTGCGGCCTACGTTGCAAGCCCGGTTGACCTACTGCCCGGGCCACTGGATGACGGGGCGCTGATCATGATTGCGTTGCCTGCCCTCATGTTGTTGTTTGCCATCAATAGTATACGGAAAGGTGGTACGGAATGAGCAGAGAGACAATGACCTGGGGTGTATCACTCCTGAAAGAGTTTGGTCTATGGGCTGGCGCTGCTATCTCCTTCTTCCTGGGTCTGCTCTGGTCTATCCCCTGGCTGGTGGTCGCCTTCGTTGGCCGCGGTCATAGCTCAGACTGGTTTGAAAGTTTGTTGGTAGTCTGCGCTCTGGTGGTTGTCGTCTGTCTGACTGCCTGCGTTCTGTTCGTCGTCGGTGGTATTCGCAACACAGTAGGCAGCGAACAGATTGTCGTCTACCAGGACGATAGCGGTGACAGTGAGGGGATGTAATCTAGGGTGGTGGTAGTGGTAGTTGGTAGTAGGGTGCGAGGTCATTTACACGAGTGTCCCTATATATAACCGCGAAACTACCACCACTTTTTCAATGAAAGACTATGACAAAATTACTCTATCGATTCTACCTGTTATCCCCCCGCTGGCTCATCTTACGTTGGTTGTGCAAGACGCGTGACCTATGGATGTGTCGGCGGTGCTTTAGCAACAAACACTTGCAGGCACATCACAAGTCGTACCGATACCGTGGCGCGCCTGGGTTGACAGGGATGTTACTCGAACTATCAGACTTAGTAACGCTGTGTGACAAGTGTCATAAAGGAGTACACAATCGTGGCTAAAAAGAAAAATCTAACGGAGAAAGCGTTGTGGTTTACCGCAAGGTTAACAGTTAAAGGCATCAAAGCTGGCATCAAAAAGGCTGGCAAGATTCGCAAGTCAATCAAGAAAGCAAAGATCAAGGGTATCAAACCTGTACGAAAGACAAGGAGTAAAAAGAAATGAGCGATCAACCCAACATTACGGTAGTCTATCAATACCCAGAGAAGAAAGGTGATGGACTGAATCTCCCTATCCCTATGTGGCTGCTGATTCCAGTCGCGTTTATTGTGGGCGTCTCCTTCCTCTGTGAAGGGCTGGCCTATTTATTTCATTAGGAGTTACTCATGTGGCTATTCAAGAAAGGGGGTGCGCCTAAGTTCCCCTCGCACATCTATAAGATCATCAATGAGGCGCTGACCGCCAAGTCAAAGGGGCTGTTCACCCTGCACGCGGGCAGGTGCTACGTTCTGCCGCATGTCTACACCATGATCATTACTGACGCACCAGAGGCGAAGATTGATCAGGCAATCAACCTGGCCGACGACTTGCAGAACGCTCTATCCAAACATGGCATCTACCAAAACGTGACCGTGCGCCCCTTCCCTCTGCGCGTCGAAGTGGATCGCAAAGACGCAGTTGCCATTCCCCTGGCTAACTACTGGCGGAAGGTTATGAGCCTACCCACAAATACAGGCGGCTTCGCACCAGCGGTAATGTACAGGGGCAGCAAAGAAATTCTGTGTGACATCGCCTTTAGTAACCAGGCCAATACTCACGTGGGTATATTTGGCACAACGGGCAGCGGTAAAACGGTCATGGCGCAGGCGGCGCTACTCACCCTGGCCTATCGCAATAGCCCCACCAAACTTGGGCTGGTCATCTGTGACAAGACGGGTAAGAACTTCAAGCAGTTCGCCAACCTGCCACATCTCATGCTACCAATCGCAGTAACCAAAGAGGAATGCGAGGCGGCGGTGTCCGCGGTGCGTTCCAAGATGGAGCGTCGGCAACGTGAGGGGGACGACTCCGATTACCGGGTAGTATGTGTGGTCGATGAGTTCTCCAACCTACTAGATGAAAGCGATTCCATCAGTGATGATGTGCAGGCCATTGCGCAAGTAGGACGCAATCATAATCACAACCTGTTGCTCATCGGGCAGAAGATGAGCGTGAGTGTACCCACCATCATCAGTAACAACATCGGGTGCCGGATCGTGGGGCGCATCCACGACAAGGCTGATGGCAAACGCACTGCGGGCGAGGCGGCACAAGTGCATCGGTTGCCGGCAGGGCGGGGTGCATTTGAGTTCAACAACGGGATCAACAATACCCGCATACAAGGGTTGTGGGCTGGGGGAAAAGACATTGATCAGATGGTGGGTGATGTGCTAGGCCGGTGGCATGGGCAAGCTGCGCCAAAACTCCAACCTGCAACCTACACTATGCAAGTAGGGGACACACTTCCCAGCAGCAAGAAGAATGACCCGACTTTCCTGGCGGCGTGCGAAGGGGCGGACACAGCGCGTAACGTGCGCAATGTATATCAAAAAATGTTTGGCAAGCAACTGGATCACAACAGTGCGGTTGCTATTCTTGAAGGATTGAAGAATGCTCGCTAGTCTCTTATCCATCGGCCTGATTCTGGCAACCGATGGCAGTACCACCATCACCAATACCCAGAAGGTAATGAGCGCCGTTAATCAAGCGAACGTTATCTTTGATAACTCTGCCCACAAGACAGGAGGACACCGGGATCTCATCGTTGACCGGACTGTGGCAATGATGATTACTATCACACAGATCCGCCTGATGATTCCTTCTTGGGTCTACATCCAGAAGCGAATAGGGCGTTGGATAGTAGGCTGCGGCGGGAACATGATTACGTGTGGCTGCCAATAGTGGGGAAATAAAAACAGGGGTGAGAGTAATACTCTCACCCCTGTTTTTATTTCTTGGGTATCTCTACTTCCCCGGCGCGCATTGCCTTAAGCAACTCCTGCTCAGACTTCCAACCGAGCCGCTTAAGTTTACCCCTGAAGATCCTATCCTTCTTCTTCTCTTCATCATTACGGTAGGCTAAATACTCCGGCTTACCTTCATAGGGTGCCACGATAACACCAGTACGCCACGATAACCGAAACGATCCACCCCCACCCTTAAAGCTGGCCGTTGTGTTTGTGTTCTTGATCAAATCCTCTGCTGGTCTTTTAGCCAGACGAAAGACTTTCCCGATCCCAATGTCTTGAAAGTTCACAGATCCTCCTAGTATTCAATTGCTTCTAACTGCTGATCTTCGGTTGGATTCTCAATAGGCGCACCCAGGTCGGCGCGCAAGGTCTTTGACTTGCGGATAGAACCATCCCGGTGACGATAGTAAAACCACTGCGGTTGAATTGCTGCGGCCAAAATGGATCGGGCAGCTTGCAGCAATGCTTCCCTACGCTCGGCGGGGGAAAGCCGATCAATAAGCTTGCGTTGATCTTCGGTTACTGCACCAATGCGGATTGTAATTGTACTCATGCCTAGTCCTTTCGATAGTCACTGTCACAGATGTTACAATTGTGACGCGTCCAGTCACCGATAACTGTAACAGATGTTACAATTGTGACGCGTCCAGTCACCGATAGCTGTAACAGATGTTACAATTGTGACACGTCCAGTCACCGATAACTGTAACAGATGTTACAATTGTGACGCGTCCAGTCACCGATAACTGTAACAGATGTTACAATTGTGACGCGTCCAGTCACCGATAGCTGTAACAGATGTTACAATTGTGACAGAAATAGGGGGATTTGGCGGTTAATAGACACCCAGGAAAGGGAAAACAGGGGTATTGCATTTTTACCGTACACTGGTTTGTCTAGCCACAAAAATGTGACCGTACACTGGTTTGTCTACTCATATTTTTTTTCTGTCTAACACAATTTTTTTTATTATTTCCCTTCCGTACACTGGTTTGTCTACATTGTCTACATTGTCTACTCAGTATATATACATACTTCCTGTGGGGGAATTGATTAATCTTAACTACCTATACGTTATTGTTTACGTTCTTTTAGTGTATATATATAGGCTTGTTAAATGTGTAGACACCGTAGACAATAAGACAAACCAGTGTACGACACAATGTTTTTGGCAAAAATCGCGTAGACAAATCACAGAAGATGTGTAGACAGGACTATCAAACCAGTGTACGGATCGGTGTTTTAGATGTAGCATCAGTAGACAAGATCCCATAACCTTTCCTTTCCCCTGGCTAATCTCCTGGTGATTGACAAAAAACGCTATCTGTGGTAGGCTGATAGCTATGAGCGAACAAACAAACCAAACTACTAGCGAGGGTGCGGGCGATGGGAAGGTAGATCAACAGATTCCTTCTACCTGGATAGTGGGCGAGCAGTCCGCGCCCGCCACCCGCCACCCGTCCGTTGATAAACCGTGGTTGTTCAAGCCCGGTCAATCGGGCAACCCTGGCGGTAAGACCTCGCTTCAGGAACTTACCAAGAATTTTCGCATAGCACTACTGAATGATAACAAGGAAAAGGCACAGAAGGTAGCGGCGGCTTGGCTCAACTCTGGCGATCCCTTCGTACAGAAGCTTTTCTTTGAATACATCGTGGGCAAGCCGAAGGTACAGCAGGAGACACCCAGCGCTGG